GTAAGTAATGTAAACAAATAATTACAAAGGAATGAAAATGGAAATTAAGTCAACTTCTGATATTGAGAATCACCACATATTTGCATTAATAGTAGGTGGATCTGGCAGTGGGAAAACAACACTTGCTAAAACACTTGATAATGAGGGTACCTTGATATTAAGCGCAGAGTCGGGATTGCTATCTATAAAAGACGTGGCCATTGATTATGTTGAGGTTAACAATATGGCAGCGCTTGTAGATACATATAAGACACTTAAAGCGGGTACTAAGTATAAAAATATATTCATTGATTCGCTTACGGAAATTGGAGAAGTTTTATTTTCAGAATTAAAGCCTGAGTTTTCTAAATCGCAATCATTTGGTTTATATGACAAATACTCAGAGAAAATAACTAGCATACTAAAAGCGTTTAGAGATTTAACTGACTATAATGTTTTTATAACCGCACTGGATAAAATGCAGGCCAAGGATTTAACGGAAATTGTATCAATTGATCTTGTTCAAAAATCACTTGCTAAAAAGATACCCGCATTTTTTGATGAGGTATTTTACTTAGTTAATGCACAAAATGATGATGGCACAACCAAGCGAGCAATATCTACTGATAATACACTGGTAGAATTTGCTAAAGATAGAAGTGGTAAATTAGATAAATTTGAAAGACCTGACTTGGGTTTAATAACTAAAAAAATACTGGGAGAAAATTAAAATGGATTTAAGCAAATTATTAGATGGCATTTCGCCAGAAGAAAACAAAGAATACGGGCCATTGCCAAAAGGTCGCTATGATGTGGCAATCGAAAAGATTACACAACGTAAAAACGATACTGGTTGGAAGGCTTTAAACTTACAGCTAAGAGTAATAAGCGAGACAAGAAAAAATGCAGTATTATTTGATCAAATAACAATCGCTAGCTCAAGTGAAGAGGCAAACGAAATAGGGCGCAAAAGACTTGCAAAAATTAAGCTCTTACTCGGAACTGCCGAATCAGATAATTGGATCAATAAGCCTGTAGGTGTTCAAGTTGGTGTTAAGTTTGACGATTACAAAGGTGAAGATAAAAACGTAATTTGGGGTTATGGTGAATCAACTATAGAGCATAAAGCAGCGCCAGTTGTTAATGCAAAGTTTACAGGCGATGACATCCCATTTTAGTAATGACTATATAGCAGCTTGTCGCGGGTGCAGTGAACCTATCTTTGATGGTAGAAAATACTTCATTTATAAGAGTCACTGCGTTTGCGAAAAGTGCGCGAGGTCTATGCCAGAATTTTATGCTGAAAAGTTAAAGGATGAAAAGCAACGCACTAATTATGCATTTGCTATGCTTAAGCTTAAAGATTTAGAGGGTAATTTTATCGACAAGATTGATGAGCTATTGCCAAATGGTGCGATATTACAAAGCGTGAAAGAGAGCGGCTTTAGGTGCAAGTCCCATAACAAATATCAGGTAATTGAGATAGGTTATCTATACAGAGGCGAATTATTTAAAACCACCGTGCCGGCGAAGGTATAAAAGAGGAAATACTATGATTAACCAAACAACGATTTTAAAAAACATAGAAAGCGCAAAGCGATTAGCGTCAATGATATCTACAAGTAAAATTGAGTTATACAAAACACTTGAGCTAGTGCAAGAACATTTTAATAGAACAGGATTTGTGCCCAAACATGACCACGAGTACAAGCTTGCTGAGAAATTAAAAGAGTTAGGATTTGAGATTGATTAGAAAAGTAACAATCTCATAAGGGTGTAAATATGAACGATGACAGATATTTATTCTACACCAGAAAAGAACTTGAGGATGCCTTGAGAGAAAAGGATGAACGTTTTAATGAAGCCGAAAACATACTGCGAGGTTTTCTAACAACAATAGAATGTCGAGAAACTTGGATAGAGGAAATGCGTGGAACTATAGATGCGTTTTTAAATGAGAACAAAGAAAATTAAGGGAACTATTATGAAGAAAGATGTCAACAAGTTGAAAAGTGGAGTCTACCTGTCACCATGTGGGAGATATTTTATATTGTTTAAAAGCCATGTTGTTCATTGGGAAATGACTACGCCTATCCAGCTTGGTAGAAATGTTAGTTGGCATAGACTTTTTAATTATGAATATTTAGGCGAATTATAAAACTAATTAAAATTAGGAATACTATTTATGGATTACGAAAGCACTAAAAATGAAAAGAATTTAACTCAAAGAGAAGTTGATATAAAGCAGGAAATCAAGAAGCTAAAAAGAGAGCTTGTTGAAATTTCCAAAAATAAAAAATCCAGAACTATTGGGTTAAGGCAATCGATTACGGAAATTATTTGGCGTGTATACGATAAACCTAGTGGATTTACGTTGGCTCAACTGAGAAAGCATTATGCAATGCCTATGAATGATTTTTGCGATCATTACGAGCAAGCAAGGGCCGCTTGGGATAGTGGCGATGTAGAAACAGTCGATCAATTTTTTAATATATATGTATAAAGCTAGGGAATTTTATTTATGGAAATATTATACAAAAGAACTGCGACGATGATGTTTTGGGTTGCCCTGGGTGAGTGGGAGTATTTTTATTGGGGTTGGAAGGGTGTGGCAATGCTTAGTTTTGGGTTTGCCATTTTTGACTTTATATCGTTGAGCGTGAATGCCCAAAGGATTTTAAGCCTAATTGCCAATGGTAGTGATGAGATTGCAAAGGATAAGAATTGAAAGAAGTATGGAAGAGCACTATTTGGTCTAGCGATTACCAAGTAAGCAATACGGGGAGACTTAGGAGTAATAAATGTGGTTCTTGGAAAGTCCTGAAGGGTGGAAAAAATAACCGCGGCTACCATCAAGTCGCGATAAGTGTAAACGGCAAGACAATGAGCAAACTGAGACACCGATTGGTAGCAGAGTCGTTTATCCCTAACCCCCAAAACCTTGAGACGGTAAATCATATCGATGGCGACAAAGGCAACAACACTATTGAGAATTTGGAATGGATGCGAAATGGTGACAACTTAAGACATGGCCATGAATCTGGGATAAGGACAGGTAAGCGCGGTGAGGCCTGTAACTTTACAAAAATCAACGAGTTTAAAGCGTTGACGATACATACTATTTTGCGGCACTGGAGTCAGCGCGAGATAGCGACTCATTACAAATTAAGACAGGCAAATATAAGCTGTATTAAACATGGCAAGTCTTGGAGGTGGATGAATCTTCACGGAATGCACACAAATAAAAGTACAGAGAATATTAATGAAAATTGAAAAAACCATAGCAACTAAAATTCAGATAACCGATGTGTATGGCCTTGATCCTGTATCTGTTTACCTTGAAGACTTTGAACCGAGAAAAGGTAAAATCACAATAAGTTGTTGGGATAAATCTTGGCACTCTTACTGGGGCGGCATGGGTGATAGAACTATTTCAGAGTTCTTTTTGTCTTGCGACAATCACTACATAGCAAAGAACTTATCCTCTATTAAATCAAGTATTAATGATTATGAAGCATTGAGTGAAAAGATTAAAGCGTTTTATGGCGATGATATTGATTACTTTGTACTTGAAGAGTTGAGCGAACTTAGTGGCGATCAGAATGATGGATACAACTGGACTCAAACCAATCACAAGGTTATGAACGAGGTTCTTGGTTGTGATTGGTTTTATGATGTACCTACAATGCAAAACCCAAAATATAAATATCTTTGCAGCATAATAGACACCGTTAAAGATGCATTGAGACAAGTTAATAAAAGTGACAAGAACACAAGTGAGGAAAAATGATTAAAGAAGTAGATCATAGACCAGAAATGGCAACATTTAAGTACAGAGTTATTGGTCCAGTAATGGAGCATAATTATTACTGCCCTGTATGTAGAGAAAAGTCTGCGGTAATAAGCTCGGGTATATTACAACCTTGTTGGGGTTGTCAAAAAAAAGATTATGTTCTTATAAAGAAGAACTGGTTTTTAAAACTTTTTATAAAATAGTTAAAGGATATTAATTATGAATAATTTAAGAAAGGTCGAAGTTACGCACGTAATAGAGTCGCAAGCAAGTAATCATCCCGGTGTAGATATTAGACACGAGAAAGAGGTTTGCTATTTTCATAAATTCTCTGGCGGGTATATGTCTGAAAATGTAGCAATTGTTGAAACAGAAGACGGTAGAGTTTTCGATGTTGCACTGAGATTAATGAAATTTATAAAATAAATAATTTTAGGTAACTATCCCTTGACAACAAGTAAAAGTCAAGGCTTAATATAATTAAATAGTTACAAGGATAGTATATGAAAAGAAAATTGATGTTTGGAGATTGTTTAGAACGAATGAAGGAAATACCTGATAATTCGATAGATTTAATAGTAACTTCACCACCTTACGATAATTTAAGAGACTATAACAATACTTCCGAATGGGGCTTTGAAGTATTTAAAAGTATTGCCAATGAGATATACCGTGTAATGGCACAAAACGCTTGTGTGGTTTGGATAGTAAATGATTCAACCATAAAGGGTAGCGAGTCAGGTAGTAGTTTTCAGCAAGCCTTATTTTTTAAAGAGATTGGGTTTAACATTCATGACACTATGATATGGCAAAAAATAAGCCCATTTCAACATAAAAACAGGTATATCCAGTGTTTTGAGTATATGTTTGTTTTTTCGAAAGGTTTTAGGCGTGAAGCCAATCTTATTAAAGACCGTAAAAACAAGTGGGCCGGTACACAAATACACGGTACTGAAAGACAGAAAAATGGCCAAACTAAAAATCTATCAAAAATTCAAAAATCAAAAAAAGTTAAAGAATTTGGAGCAAGATACAACATTTGGGATATACCACCCGACAAAAACAACAAAACTGGGCATCCTGCTGTTTTTCCAGTCCAGATAGCACAAGACCACATAAAAACATGGACTAACCCAGGTCAAACAGTGATGGATCCCTTTATGGGTTCTGGCACTACAGGCGTGGCCTGTAAAAACCTTAAACGTAATTTTATAGGCATAGAAAAAGACCGTGAATATTTCAGAATTGCTAAACAAAGGATTAAAGATGCTTAAAACCAATAAGTTACGTTTCTTTAAGATACTGGAAAAAGCATCGAAACCCTTGAAAACATTAAACAGGGTAAAGAAGCATTACGATGATTGTAGCGAAAAGAAAACTCATTCAGATAAGCCTGTAGATGCTTCGGTGAAACACAATGGAAAGTCCCATGAGCAGAACGCTTGAATTGACTCCAAAAGCCTTCAATAGTGTTTGTGTGAGTATTGCCACGAACGTACTCGCCTTTGCCGTGCTTAATTTTGTCATGGCCATAACCCATAGATTCTACTTTGTTGTAACTGTTAGATTCATCAGTAAAGATAAGACTTCCTGTTCTAACCATTTTCTTAATAAGTGGCATAAGCGTTTTCTGTTTAACGTCTTTAACAATCGAAGTTTTTACACCGCCTTGACGTTTTACAACACCAAAAACAGGTGTTTTACCCTCGGCCCCACGACCACGCTTTCCACGCCTTTTACCACCAACATAAGTTTCATCGGCCTCAACTTCACCATCGAAAGGTTCATCATTATCAGACATAAGTTTACGAATTTGTTTAGTCATACGCCAAGCTGTTTTATAGGTTACGCCAAGATGCCTTTCCAATTCCTTGGCAGATACGCCATTTTTAGATTGGGCCATAAGAAAAATAGCATAAAACCACAAAACCAAAGAAGTGCTACTTTTATGAAAAATAGTCCCTTCGGTAGGATATACTTGAAAACCACAAGAACAAGCATAAGAGCGTCTATTTTTAACAGGATGAAAAGCGTCTTTATCACATTTAGGGCATTTGCAACCTTCTGGAAATCTTTGCTTAAAGATATGTGCCAGACACGCTTCATCGGTAGGGAATTGAATTTTGAATTGTTTAATTGTGTATCTCATATAGACATTTTAACATGATGAGTTACTTGTTGTCAAGGGATAGTTACCATTTTTTATTATGAACAGATAAAATAGTTGATTCCGTTGGCGTTAGTGGACATGGGTCTTACTAATAAAAATGGGCATAAATATTAGTAGAATACAAAAGGAATAATTTCATGATTATAAAATTCAAACAACTATGGAGAAAATATGATTAAACAATTTATTAAAAAATACACGGACAACGAGAACATAGAAAAAGCTCGCGTGCTAACTAGTCCGATTAAAATGTATGAAACATTAGAATCTGTGCAAGAATATTTTAACAGGACAACATTCAAACCAGAAAAGCCGCACGAGATAAAACTTGCTGCGAGCATGAAGGATTTAGGCTTTAAAATTGATTAAGGGGAAGTAATGATTAAATTAATTTTTTTATTTTGCGCAAAACTTATGTCAACCGAGCCTGACATTCAATCGTGCATAGACGAAATGAAGTGGTGTACCGAGAGAGCAAGTTATAAGTCATGCGTATACCATTATGAGTACAAATATGAGAAAGAAGAAAGTGCAGACTTGAGTTATTAAGGTAATTTTATCCGTTTTATGTATTTAATTACGATTCATGATTTTATCAATAGCATCGTCGTGCATTTTCTCAACTACCATTAGCCCTAGCATTATTGCTTGACGCACAAGTGCCAATCTTTCTTTTTCGGAACCATGTATTTTTACAGTTAGTGCCTCTACACGCTCCAATTGCTCTCTTGTAAGCGTAATACTTAGCCGTATCTCGTCGTCTAAATGTTTCATCACTCACCACCTTTCTATTTGCACGCCAGAAAATGATCAATGAATCAATTATCTTTTGAAACGATTGACCATAGTGCCAGTACTCAAGCTCTATTAAGTCTGATTCATAAACACGACAAGATTTTACTATTTTTTTACCTTTCATTGGTACAACGTACCATGTCAAGTCGCGTAGATGTTATCAAAGCTTAATTAATACTAAAGCATTATAGCACAAATTGACGCAAGTTGTAATACATTTTGATTAACTGCGTAATGTTTATATATTTTCACAAAACATAGTAAATTTTATGTAAAAAACTCCAACAAATACAAAAAAGTGCAAATTTAGACAAATTCTGCACCAAACAAGGAGAAAACGCCATGATTACACAAATCAAGTACAACAAAACGGTTAAAAGATGTAGAAAGCTACTGGAGCGCTACAATTCAAAAATGAGCGAAGCAGAGTCTATCAGAATCGAGATAGCGACCGAAGCAATAGCGGTTAGAAAATTCGCTAAACTGACTGTATTCGCAAAGGACTTAAACGTGCAATACACCACGCTAATGGGTTGGATTGATGACGTTGAAAAGCCAGTTAAAGAGATTGCCAAAAAAGAGGGTGCCAAGCTTGATAAGCCTGCACTTAACAGGACTAAAAAACGCATCAAGAAAGACACCGACAAAAACGAAGCTGCGCAAATTTACCATGAGGAAAAACAGAAAACGCCCGAAGACTTAAAACTTGATAAATATGTAAGTCAGCTAAAAGATATGGAGTTTTTCATATGCCACAAGGCGGTTTTGTCCATGCTAGATAAAAACCAAGTAGAAACGTTACAAAGGTATGTCCGGTCTATATATGAAACATTAATTAGTTACAATGCTGGCTTTGATATCGAGAATAAAAAGCCAAACGACTCGCAAGTAATTGAAACCACAACCCATTAACCTTAAGCTTAACTAAAGTTATGTCACGCGTCATATAGTGATATCATTATGTGACGCTTTGTGCTATACTGGCTTTAGAACGAAACGAAGGGGTGTAAAATGAAAACTAATAAGAAAGAACGTGATGAGTTTCACAAGGTTAGAATTAACGCAATGTTAAATAGGATTAAAGAGAAAACTGGGAAGCCAATCAGTAAAATCCCTGAGCTAAACAAAGAGTTTAAAGAATGGGAGAGCGGATACTTGGAAACGGCAAGCTTTGCGCTAACAGTCATAGAATATTTTAATGAAATGGAATAACAAGGGGCAAAAATGAATGACAAATTTGACATGACATTTATAAAAGCAACAATCGAAATAGGCGAGTTTTTAGAGCGTGGCGAGTTTGATAGTCCCTACCCCACGCTAGGCGAAGTTAGAATTTCAGCATTTGATAGTCAAGACGTAAGGGCGCAATTAACACTTGAGTTTTGCGATTTAATGAACATGACCAACGACGTTTATAATCGAGCAATACAGCTCTACAAGGAGAATAGAAAATGAAAATTACCAGAATTGGAAAAGATAGAAACCAAGATATCCCAGTCGATACAATTGAATTAGAGGTCAGGTCTAGAAAATACAGAATAGACGAAAGCCGCGACGGCAGCTTGATTATAAATAAAATCGAAAGCGATACGGAAAAAGAAAGCTCAATAACCGTAATGCCAAAAGCTGCAAACGAGATAGCTGTAAAATGACAAGGTGTAAAAAATGAAAATAATATCACGCGATAATAACAAGGGCGACTACACGCTAAAAGTAACCGCTAAGGAAATGGACGTAATTCACAAGGTTTTAAGTGAATACTATAAGCATTTTAAGCTAAAAGAGGGCGGCGAAATTACTCGCGTGTACAGGGCGCTACTAAATGCCCATATGGCATATGAAACGAATAGGGGGGATAATGAAAATGATTAGAACAGTTTTTTCCATTTCAAAAGAACTACTTACACGTTTTGATTCTGCATTATTACCAAGTCAGTCAAGGTCGGCAGTTATACGTGAGCTAATTGAAGAGTTTATTAACCGTCAAAAAACTGACAAACATCATGTAAAAAAAGAAAATCGCTCAAACTTAAAATAGTTTAACAAGCAAGGTATTCCCTTTAGAATTAAAAAAGGGACGTTGATGAAGAAATTAAACGGCAAGAACAAGGAAGTTTTAGTCATCTCAGACACTCATATTCCTTACTCTCATGTTGATTATGTTAAATTCTTACGTGCAATCAAAAATAAGTACAAACCAAGTATTATATTACATATTGGAGATGAACTAGACTATCACGCAATTTCTTTCCATGATTTTGATAGCTCGCTATTTAGTGCCGATACCGAACTAGATACTGCAATTGATGAAATACACTCAGGACTACACCAGCTGTTCCCTAAAATGTATTTATTAGAAAGCAACCACGGATCTTTAATTTATCGCAAAATAAAACACATGGGCGTTCCAATAAGAACAATCAAACCGCTACATGAATTATACGAAACCCCTTTATGGTCATGGCATCACGAAATTGTCCTGGATACAAAAATAGGGCCAGTATATTTATGTCATGGAAAAAGCGGAGCATATGGAAAGTGTGCACGCGAAAATATGATGTCAGCAATACAAGGCCATTTTCATGGCAAGTTTGAGATTACTTGGCATAAGTCGCCTATGGGCATGCGCTTTAATGCTTTTACTGGGTGCTTAGTTAATGGTGACTCAATGGCAATGGCATACGCAAAAAACAACCTACCTAAACCTATACTAGGGTGCTTAAGAATAGATAAAGAGGGAATACCTCATTTACTGCAAATGCGATTAGATAAAAAGGGGCGCTTTAATGGGAAAATCTAAAAAAGAAAGAATACTGCCGTACAGTGTGAGCATTCTTGGCATGAAATACAAAGTAACTAACAAAATACCCAAAGAGCACGCCCAGTATAATGGCAGTGATGGGTTATTTATTGGCGATAAACATTTAATTTATATTAACGATGCAATGAGTGAAGAAATGCAATGGCGAGCATTTTATCATGAGTTTATTCATGCAATACAATATAGGTCTGGTATATCATTTACCGGAATATCAAGCGAAATATTAGAAATTATGGCAGAGACAGGGGCAAGTGCTATTTATGAACTGTACCACTAGCGGGCAAATTCTCTTTTTCCCCTATAAATATATACCATCTAAAGATCAGGATGAAATATTCTATAAACTACAAGCGGAAATGCGTAACTTTTATTTAAGCGTAGAAAATGACTGCTTAAAAGACAAATATAGTGAAGTTTTGCGCAAGTCTAGCATGCATTATCATTTAAGGGATCAATTAGTTTTGATCGAAAGCGAGCGCCTTGCTTAAATCTACTTTTGTGTTTTCATAGCGGCGATGTATTTGTACGTGAAAGTGATAACCTCTGCCAGTATTATGATAAACAACTAGTTCTGGCTTTGTTTCGTTGTAAGGAACTGCGCCGTATTGATTAAATTTGCGATTGAAAAATTCAGTAAACGACATTATATCCTCGCTACTCCAACCCCTAACGCTTATATCAAATGCCCTTGCGGTTCGGTGGCTAGGGCTAGACCTGTTGAGCCTGACATCGTCCTCATATGTGCTAACCGTATCAGTAACAACAAAAGGCAAATCATTTTCGGCAGTGTATAAATACATTTTTGCCATGATCATTAGTGCGATGGGATGCAAAAAAAAAGTGTTAGCTATATCTTTTGAATATTTAAACATTATTTATCTATTCTAGAAAACTCTTCACTTGTTAACGACTCAGGATATTTTAACACAACTTTTTTGTGCCACTCACACCCTTTGATATTAAAATTGTACAATTTGCATTGATCAAAGCTAGTTTGATACTGATACATATTTCCAAACAATGCTAAAAATGCCATTACTGCTACCATGATTATCTCCTATGTTGGTTCGTTGTAAAGAGTTACTGTTGCCCGCCATGTGCCAGAGCCGTTGACTACTGCGCCAGTTGGTAGCCAAAAACTAGCACTAACTGTTTCGCTAAACGACGCATTGCCATAGCCGTTTGCAGCTATTGGCGAGGATGGCGCTGTTCCGCTAGTAAATAAATAATTACTTCCAGTTTCGACTTTCATATTAGAAGATGTGTGCGTCGTTTGTGTCGTTAACGTCGCCTGTAGTGCCGTTGATCCATTTATTGTAAACGTGCTATTGCCAACAACATTGGCAGTGACAAATGCATATTTTCCCGCCGGTATTGTGTATGAGCCAGTTTTTACTGCTACCGATTCAGGTTGAAAATTAAAAGGTAAATTAATCATTATGAGGCCTCTCCAATTAAATAAACACCAAACTGGCCGACAATTCCGTTGCTGGGCATACTTGTCATGTCTAGTTTTAGATAGTCACCTGTGCTTATTATCTTGTTTGTTGAATCAAAAACTGCATTAGTAGATACATCATAATCACTGGCCGTCGAAAAATCAATACTTGGCTTTGTTGTAAAAACACTCACTGCCGCAGTGAAGTCCGGTGAAGACGACTTTTTTATATCCATTTCGAGCGTGCCCGTTAGTGCACCCACTGTAAATATATATATTTTTGCATCGGTAAGGCTAAATCCCGCAGGCGCTCGCCATATATCTAGACCCGCATAACTTGACATGCTCGATGTGTTTTTTACTATTTCATCATATACAAAAATCTTTCCAGCGGTTGATTCTAGTCCTAGCGTTCTCGTGTTTAAATCGTCAAGACTATCCTTAACGTACGTTTTCCACAAAGTTCTAGTGATTGCTTTACCAACTTGGATTATTGAATCTGGTATACTTGTAAATGCCATAATTATCCTATTAGCCCGCTAAATATTTCATCATCTGAGTTTATATCTGGTACTTCCAGACTAGTATCTAATACATAGCTTGAAAAAAGTTTATCATCATTATCCGAACTTGCAAAATCTACAACTAGATCATTTGACACAACGCCCGATCTATTAAAAGCGTTGCCCATATCATTAATTTCCAGTGTGACATCTGTGCCGTTATTTACAACCTTGTTAACAATGCCTACTTTTCGCTTGTCTTTGTTTCCAAATCGCTTATATAGCCGCTCGAAATTTATCATTATTTTATCGTTTAGAACCTTTAACGCTAGATTCAGCTTTCCACTTATGGTGATAACTGACTGACTCAGCGAGTTGTAAAATGCATACCTTTGGGCAATTGTTTTGGCGTCATCTTCTTTAAATAAGTATAGGGTAATGTCTAACTCTTCTGTGTTTCCTATATAATTATCTACAAACTCATTTGTAAATTCATAAAGCTCAAACGAAGCATCACCTGTATATTTATCAGTAAACGGGTTAAACTTTGCATTGATTTTTCTTTTTGTCTCGTTTTTGCTAGATATTCTGATATTTCTACTTGATAAATCATCATCTTTTAATTGTGTGATGGTATTATCCCTGTCTGGTGACAGCACTTGGTACTTAAGATCAAAGTTTGAATCTTGCACGAGTGAGCCAAATACAGATGCATTTATTTTATTAATTACCTGTTTAATTTGTGGCCTGTTTGCGCCCAGTCTCTCGGGTATAGCATAAGATAAAATAAAAGGAGTTTCGCCATCTGCGGTATTAAAAGATTCACTATTTATAGCGGTAAACCCTGCATCGTTTTCCAGTAAGTCCTTGACCGCATCGCTGGCGGTTCTTATCCAATTTCCTGACCTTTCTTGGCCCATACAATCAACCGTTACAATCGCAGTATCATCCAATAAGTCTACATTTTTCTTTTGAGCATTTGTTGTCGTGGTGCCACCGCCATAAACAACTCTTAATTTTAAGTCATTTTCATTTACTTCCAGCACTTCATACCATGTTGTATGGGTTATATCATCACTTCTTACCCAATCCCTAGGTTCAAGCTCTGCCCTTAGGTCTACGGTTGACGTGGTTACATTTCTAGATCCATTTGTGAAAGTTAAATTATGCGCAATGCTTGCAATGGGCGCAACATTTCTTTCGGCGTTGTCGTCAAGCGTGATATATGCATTTGTAGCGGTGTTGGTAATTAGCCAATCTCTATTTATGAATATCTCGCTTCCATTTATGTATGCTTTAGACACAGGGCTTTTTGTTACACTTGTACCCACTAGTGGTAAGCCACCTTGCAGATTTGAGGTAAGCACTACTTCATCATCACTCACTCTTAATATAAAAACGTCCTCGCTGCCTACTTTTATAATGTCATTTGCGAATAGGTCACTAGAATCTGCGACTCTGAATCTGTTTTCTTGGTTGGCCTCTATTATGGTAGTTGATGGCGACCGTAGCTTATGTCCGGCCATGTGCCACGTTCTATTTTTCTTGCGCCATGGTCTTTTTGTTTCGTTTTGAACAGTGATACCATTAAAAGAGTTTTCGATATCTTCTGTGAGTGTAATTTGCGTATCTGAATCAACTGTTTTTATATATAGCTTTATAGTTTCGAGCTCTGTTTTATAAAACAAAGAATCTTTAGGTGAGCACTCATCTAGAAATAAAGTACCCATGCCAGTTACGATTGCGGTCAAACTGTTACCTGAAACTGTACCCGTTAACTGAAAACCATCTAGTACAGAGTCGGTAGGCACTGTCTGTAATTGCTTAAACTGGCCAAACAATCTTCTTTTTGGAGTAAATAAAAATCTTTCAGGTATATTTCCATCTGAAGCTGTGAAATTCTCACCTGCTACTGGTTGTCTTAGCCTGTACACAAAGTCCTTACACCTAAAAGATACTCTTGTATCTGAAAATGATTTATGCTGAATCTCACCATCAAATAGCTTTTGTTTCTCACTTAGCGCGAGCGTGTCCGACCATGACCATAGTTTTATATCCTTATTTTCAAAGAATAATATATCGTAAAACTCATCAAAATGACCGTCGTTGTTTTCAAAGGTGACACTAGTCGTTGCCTCTAATGTCATACCTACTTGTTCATCGTCTAGCTCTTTAGATATTGGAGAGTTTGATTTTAGCCTACCCTCATAGTTAACCTCATCGCCCGTGGCCAGATCCCATGGTAAATCTACAGGCTTATTTGCATAAAACAATCTATAGGTAACAACTATTGTTTTTGTTTTTGGGTCAGAGTCATCGCTAGTTCTTATGTATAAAACAGAAGTATTAATATCGTAATAAAATTCAGATTGATTTAAGGCAGTGCTTGATGCTTGAGTGAGTGCGTTGCCATCTTCAAATACACCAACAACAAAGTGAGGCGTTGCTCTTTTGTAAACTGTGCCAGTATCGAGTGTAAATAATATCAATCTTTGTTGAGGTTCTATGTGGCATAAGACTAATTTATCTGAGCGTGTTTTTGATGCAAAATCTGAGTATGTTGTCACTTGTCGACCTTGCCTATAAAGTGCATTGCTACATTAATTATAAAACTTATAACTGCCATAAAGCTATAACCTCTAACCTTAAACACGTTTAGCTCTTTTTTGACTTCTCTTATCTCTTTGCGGTTTTCTCTAATTTCGTCTAGTAAAATTTGATCAACTTCCATGTTGTCACCTCAACAGTTCATTTAATTCAGGTACAGACAAGTCTTGCGTTTTAAGCTTTGCCCTTAATGCTTGTTTAGCATTTGCTTTATTACTTCTTTCTTGTTCTTGAATAGTTATATCTTCATAACTTAGCGTAAAGTTTTCAGGATGATAATACTCGGTTACAAAGAGTTGAGTATCGAAATCTAAAACCGATCTTGATGCAATTGAATTTTCTTCTATGCCATTCCATGAACCCTTAAGCCATTTGGCTCTATTGATTACATCGACAAGTTCATTGTTTAGTTCTGTCAGTGTTGGTTTTTTTAATCCGTATCCTGCAAGTTTAGAGTCATTTGGAATAATCTTATATGTGTGCATACCAAAAACATTAAAACTGATTAAAAATAATATTAAATATTTCATATTTAAAGCTCCGTTGTGTTTACGTGGGTGTCTGGAAGTTGGCATAATCTAACGTGAGTCCCTGCAACATTATTTGTACCCTGTATGAGATTCCCTGCTGTTAAGTCCCCCACACTAGTAGTTATAGCCGTACCCGCTGCCCAAAATTCCCCCAGACAAGAATTGACTGCGATATTTCCGACGGTTGTCAATGATTGTATCTGATAACATCTGAGCGTTCCGTCACTTACTGAAATATCTATAGTATCAACAGCAGTAGGGATATAGTATCTGGTGTGCGAATAGACGCTGTATTTTTTGCCAATCTCCAAATTGTTAAATGTTAAATCTGCCATTGCTCCGTTTGTCCCTACATTCGCACTTAAGTATTTTGTTTGGCATTTAGTCTGACTTGCTTCTGCTAAAAGGTTTTTGACTATTGATTCGGTGTCGGGCATTTCTTCAATTACTATATGATGATAAGATGAATCTATTTCAAGTGTTGCTGTGCCGTCTCTTCTGAATGATAAAACATCACCTTCATTTAATGCTATTCTAGCAAATTTATAAGTTTGAATAATTGCTGCTGAATTTGGAGATATATGTATGTTTGCAGATATCCCGTTAATATAAACCCGTAACTGACCCTGCAAGGATGTGGTGGTTCTGGCCCCAATTGTTGCGGTATAGTCCGCTGTTCTTGGAGCTGTAAACTGTGAACCGTTCCATAAATTTTGATCATCTTCTGTTTCAGTGCTCCATATCATATCATCTGTTAGCGCGGTGATTGTTTGACCGCTGTTCGAGTTTGCCTTTACTACTGCCAACGGAGTTGAATTTATATTCTCAAAATTTCCGATTATTGTTTTTGGGATTGATTCGGTTGCCGTCCATCCTTTTACAGGATAGTCAAAATCTACCCTAAACCCATCTCCAGAATTTATAGTAGCAACGCTGTTATAAGTCCAAGTCGTGTCTGCACTTACGGTAGCAGCTGTTCCTCCCATTGCAATTACAAAGGAGTTATCTCCATCTACTGTGGTATCCCTTACAAGTGTACCATTAAATCGAGAACCAGATATTGCTACTTTTACTTTACCAAAATTTATTCTTTTCGTTTGTGCTGAAACGAAAGCCGATGCATCCACGCCCCATGGGAGAGTTATGGACATTGAAGCACCTGATGTCTGAGTAGCTCCAAATTGCGCCTCTATCCATCCCCTTACTCGATTTCCTACCCTAGCATATTGACCTGTCGCTGATGCTACATTTGGGCTAAACCCTGAAAAAATACCCGTAGTTGAAAAGGTCTGATAACCCTCCACTACTGGCATTTGCACTTCAGTTTCTTGTGAAACAATTGTTGATATGCTGCTACCCCAACCAACAATCGGAACCGTTGCCATAAAACTGTATTGAACAAAGGCTTGATTTAATTGCACAAATGTAGCTGAAACAGCAGCAGGCGATGACGTTTCATCCCCTACTGTTAAATAAAAACCATCAGCACTTGGGGATACGGACACACTACCTATGACCGTTCCAGTGGCACTACCAAAACCTGTAGCAGAACCCACACTAGAAATACCGCCCGTACCTGTAATATCTTCAAATTTTGTTGTGTCTATAGAGTAGCCACTTGGTAGTTTAAATATGTAAGCACCTGTACCACTTGCCGCACCCGTATTAGTTGAATGCTTGTAAGCGTATCTAACTTGCATTGAATCACCGACTCGCCGCCACTGTGCTGAATCTGAATCAACTGTAGATGATTTAGTAGGTGCAGTTGTTGCACCATCTATTGTTAAAGAATAAGTTTTCCAATCAGTATCAGAAGATGCAACGCTAGACATATCACTTGAATTGCTAGGACGTATTTCAATTTCATCTAAGTAAACAATATCGCCACTTTCTGGCATTGTTATTTGATAACCATTGTTGGTAAGTCCTGCAACGTCATAAAGTCTGTACGGTCGCCACTTACTGTCACCAATTACATCGGCTATTACAGTTGTTGAGTTTGTTGAATTCGATCTTGAAACAATTCGAACACCTTGTTCTGCTGTTTTAATCCAAAACCATTTTATTAATTGCATACCTTCATGCCATTGCGTACTAGTCGCAACGTCTAAAGTATATGTTGCGTTTATTGCAGAAGTTGTAATTTTAAGAGAGTTTAAATTATTAGGCGTTTCCATTACGATAGTTGTTTCTTGAGCTGTCGTACAATTTACACAAGTGCCTTCCGTATCATCTTCAAAGCTTGGAAATGATGGTAAGTTGGTTCTTGAACCTCCTGCGCCACCGCCCGATATTTCAATCCATTCAATGCCGTCCCAATAGTTAGGCGCAAAGGTTGTTTCATTATAAACACAATCGCCTAACGTCTCACCTGTAATTGCGTCTATTTCAGCTTGTGTCATTGGTGGGCATGGTCTTGAACCTTGAGTTGTTGATGTTGCCAAAAGTTGACCACTGAAACTTTTTAATCCTGCAATAGATTGGGCAGTTGTTAAATCAACAAAGTTTTGTGTAGCCGATCCTGTACCGCCGTTGGCTATTGGTAAGATGCCAGAAATGTCAGTTGTTAAGCCAATTTTTGACTGCACAGTAGGCACACCTGATGCCCAATTAATAAAGCCCGTGTAGTCTTTTAGAATTACATTTCCCGTACCTGTGGGTGTTATCGTAATACTTTGATTTGCATTTTTAGATGTAATTATCTCTGTGTTAATAGTTCTTAGCGTGTTGCCAATAGCAAATGTAAGTGTGGGAATAACAAGTAAAAATAATATTAATCGCGCTGTATTTTTCATTTAGAAGTTCCTTCCTACTAATTCTATATATCTTTGCTCAGTTGAATCATATACAAGAGTAACCTTGTCGAATTTACCGAGTATTGCGTTGCCGTTAAGTATGCACCCGTTAATTGCATCGTTATGGATGACCTCAACTGTGTTTATATTATCAGTGCCACAAACAGTAATAACTTCACCATCTGCGGGCGGCGTTGCTCCAAAAGGTGTACCTGACAATATAACAGCGCCACCACTTCCAGCTACTTTTGTAATTTGTTGTGGCCCAACACCTAAAGCAATTGTACCGCCGTTGGCTATTGACTGTGTTGCTACAATATTAACTGCGCCTAAACTTGAGGGTGCATTACTTGATGTAAAACCATCTGCGAAATCTAAAACTCTTGTTGTCATCTCACTAACTCCGGTCTTTGTTTTTCATATATTCTAAATGATAACGGATTTTCATGTGCAGTGACAAATGCATCTTCTCTATCATTGAAAATACTTTCGTGATCTTTTACCCATCCAAGCCAGCTAGATGAATTATAAGTATATCCAGAGCTTGATAGTTCTAATGTATATGTCTTTGCTTTTAATGCAACGTTTTCAGTAAAGTTTAACACTTTCCATAGCCACGCATAGTTACTCGCAGTGCTTAAGTCGGTCTTTATGTCTGCGCTTGTAAATGACTTCGATGCTAGCGTTGTCGCGCCATCCTTAACAGATAATGTAAAAGTTCCACTAGGCGCATTGTACATTAATAATTTAGGCGTGATTGCTTCAATGATATACTTTCTATATGCCTTAAATGTAATTGTTTGGCTTAAAGTAGTAATTAATTCATCAACAACAAGGGCACTCATTTGACCTCTTTTAATGCTAGAGTGAAGTTATAAAAACCGCTATTAATATTACTCATGGCCGGCTCGGCACCAAATCTATACATGCCGTTAAATCTGTCGTCGTTATTAAAAAGTGAATCAGTTTCAAGTGGAAAATAAACAAACAAAGGTTTAACAGTTCTCACATTGTCATATGCATTAAATATTAAATCTACCTCGTCTTTGTCCATTATTTGAAAAGTCAAGGCAGTGAGTTCTTTTCGAGTAGTAATATCATCAATAAATTCTTGCCCAAACCTATTGGTAGAAACTTTTTTTATGTCTTTATTTACAAAGCCCCAGTTGTAACCAAGCCCATTAGTAGTCACCTGATCCGCTTTCCCTATAAACACATTAGCAATTTCACAATAACCAAGTGTTGATGTCATAACTAAGCGCCAATATCTATAAGATTCTTGTGTGAATGACTTAATGCCTACATCGTATGTTGTATCTAGTGTAACAGTTGTACTAAATGCTGGCGCAGTCCATACGTCCGTTGCATTTGCCTCTAGAGTAAGTGTTGATACACCGAAACCATTTTGCCAATTTGCCACAATCCCAAAATGATCAACGTCACTAATCGCGCCTAAATCAAAAACGATATTATCTGAGTTGGTAGTTGATCTGAAGTTTTTAGTACGTCTAGCATCTTTGATATTGCTTAATGGGTATTGTGCATTTTCAGTACTAGCAGTTAAAACCGCAGCGTCTATTAAGTTATTAGCTAAAAATCTTATAGTCATATTATTCCTTAAGCTGCAAACCCTTCTCTTCTTTGCTCTCTTACTG